ATGCTATTTTAACGCGCGGCGAAACTGCAAGGGGTAGGGCATGGTGGATGGGATCTGCCAGTGGTGTGGGACTGAGACGAAGAGGTTTCGGTCTGGTCGCCACGCAAAATTCTGCTCGCTAATTTGTAATCAGCGATTTGTCACTAAATTGAAAAGCAACGACAGGCCGCCGTGTTCGATGTGTCACAATGCACCGAGGATGGATCGCAGTCAGTTTTGCTCCAATGAGTGCAGGTCGGCTAAGGCGTCGCAGAGGGTTGTGATTCGGAAGGTTTATGCACGCCGGTGTGATGTCTGTGGCGTTGAATTCAGTGGGTCGACACGATCAGCAAAAACATGCTCGGCGGCGTGCCGTGGTGTGCAGCGCAGGCTATTGATGGTGCCGATGGCGACGTGTGGTTTTTGCGGTAACGAATTTCGCCCTCGCAATAATTTATATCGGTCCTACTGCTCCAGGCTGTGCGCTGCTCGCAGTCGAGCAGCAAAGCAGAATGCGGATTCCGCTGAAAGGCTCGCCATGCAGAACGGGATGAAATTGCTGAAGAAAGCGTTGCGGCAGTTTCAGCACGGTATGTCGGACTTGATAAAGAAGAGTCGAAGGCGGCGATTTGAGCAGGATCGGCGTCGCGGAGTGTGTGAGGCGTGTTCCGCGTCGTTTGACAGGAACACAGCAGCACAAAAGATATGTCTTGAGTGTCGCGTTAATCGGCTGCGAGCCGAGAAAAAGTCACACAAACTAAAGCGGAAAGACTTACTGAAAGCGTCGATGACGGTGTGGGAAAAGTCGAAGTTGAGTACGCGAGCAATTTGGAGTCGAGATTCAAAGTGCTATCTGTGCGGTCGAGAAACCGTGATTGGGTCTAAGTACGAGGCGACCAACGAACTGTATGCAAACGCTGACCATATCGTGCCGTTGTCGCGAGGCGGGAAGCATTGCGTCGATAATCTTCGAATCGCGTGCCGGAAGTGCAACTTGGCTAAATCCGATATGACGGAGGAAGAGTTTCTGTCGTTGCCTCCATCTGATCGCGACTTGCGGCGCGAGAGGTATTTTGGAAAGGTGTCGGCACATGGCTAAAAACGGCAGGCCGCGTACACCAGTGGCCATCGCAAAGTTGAAAGGGCTCAAAATTCAAGGTCAAGAGCCAGCGTTTGAAGACGGTCTGCCTGAGTGTCCGGGGTGGTTTTCTGAGGCAACTCAGCAGCGGTGGCAATTCTGGGTCGAGCACTGCCTTTCGATTCCGGGCATGATCAAACAAGTCGACTTCGACGCATGGGTGGTCATGGCCACGGCATGGGAAGAGTTTGATGAGGCGTCGCGACTGATTGCCAAGCAAGGAATTGTTTCAATCAGCGAAAAAGGGTCTCCGTACATGAATCCTGCTGTCGGAGTTCGACACGCTGCCATGAAAACGATCATGAACATTGCGAGGGACTACGGATTTACGCCGACATCGCGAGCCGGAATGGTGTTCGAGAAGCCGGAAGAAAAGGACGATCTGGAGCAACTGATGGCAGAGCGGGAGGGCGGATGATCTACGGTCTGGTCGATGGCGTTGCTGTTCCGGTGGTGACTGTTAATGGGTCCGTTCCCGGCGATGTGGAATTCGTCAACGGTCGATGGGTGATAACGACTGCGGCATCCAGTGCGAGATTGACGGTCACAATGAGGCTCATGCGAAAAGATGGCAACAGCCCCAAAACATCGCCAGTTGAAGCGAACGGTTGAACGGGTCGACACGCGTCGAGTCTCAGCGTCGGAGGCTGGGTACGATCACCACTGGACGACGGTTGTAGCCCCAGCAATCCGCGAACGTGACGAATGGTTGTGTCAGCAATGCTTGCGCGAGGGTGGTCTTGCTCAGGCGATGGAAGAAATGATGAGTCGCCCGATTGTGACGTGCCAACAATGTCGCGGTCGGAAAAGGAGTTGCGGTCTGTGTAACGGAACTGGAAAACACGCTCGACAACCGCCAGTGGACCACAAGAAGCCTGGTCATGTTTGCACGCCGGAAGAGTTCATTGATCCTGCGAACCTCGAAGTGCTATGCGAGGCTCACAACCAGAAGAAGCGTCACATGGACGAGCAGCGATACGGGAGTGCGAAACGATGAGCGATATCAATGCCATCGGTGGCAACATCGGTGAAATTTACGCAAATCCGCTTACTCCCGAAGAGCGTGCCGAGTTTCGTCGTCAGTGGGCGGCTCTGTATTTGCGACACGAGAGGTTTCCGCATGTGATGAGTCTCGGTAATGAGGACTCGCGAATTCGAAGATTATTTGAGGAACATCAAGATAGCTTGCATGCGACGCAAGTGGCGAAGATGAACGCGGAGGCGAAATGAGTGGCGAACAAGCTCCATGTCCGAAATGCAACGGAACAAACTTCGATCACTACCCGAACGAAGACACTCGATATTGCCTCGACTGCCGAACGAACTCATTCGTGATTGAGGGGATGGCGATTCCATGTGACGCACCGCTGACTAACGACGGCGGATTCATTATTCCAGCGAACATTGCGAAAGAGTTCTTCAAAGATGCTCAGTGACACAATCAGAGTTTCCGCGACATTCGATGCGTGCTCGGTGCTTTACAAACCGCTCACCGTTGTCGAGAACTCCACGATCACTGTTGGCGACGAGGTATTTGATGTGCCGGTCGCAACCATCAAGGAAGTCGATGGGCAACTGTCGCTCGACGGATTGAAGCCAGAAGACAAGCAACGATTTGCAGATGCCGTGAGAAAACTTGGATACGATTAAGGAAGCTCCGATCAGCAACGACCACGCTAAAGACGTGCAGGATTACATCGACGGCGTTCTGGACGGTTCCATTGTAACGGGCCGCCTAGAACGCCTGGCGGTGCATCGGCACGTTCGCGACTTGGAATTGGCGGGTGAACGAGGGTACTACTTCGACCAAAAGAAAGCATTGGCGGCAATCGAGTTCAGCCGGTGCTGCAATCTGTTCGAGGGCGAATGGGCTGGCAAACCGATCCCGTTACGTGCCGAACAGAAGTTTATCGTCTGGTGCCTGATCGGATGGCGTCAATCGGTCGATGGTCTGCGGCGATTCCGGCAGGCTCAAATCGAAGTCGCTCGTAAGTGGGGCAAGAGCCATTTCGCAGCGTATCTGGCGTGCCTGTTCCTATTCTTCGACGATCCCATTGAACACGGGGCGCAGTTGTACGTCGCAGCAACCAAGCAGGATCAGGCAAAACTTGTCTGGAACGCTGCCCACAAGATGATTGAGCAGTCTCCAGCATTGCGGAAACTGGCGAAGATTACGCCGTCGCGATTGCTGATCGAACTGCCGAAATATGACTCGACGTTTCGTCCAATCGCTTCCGACTCCAAGACTGTCGATGGATTCAACCCGCACGTCGTTATCAAGGATGAAGAACACGCATGGCGGGAAATGCACCGTGGTCTCGCTGACACATTGGCGTCGGGGTTCGGTGCTCGCTCCCAGCCAATCACGATCACGATTACGACATACGGCGATGATGACTCTCTAATCTGGATCGAAAACCACGATTACGCGGTGAACTGCCTCGAATCTGTGATTGACGGCAACATCATCGACGATTCGTGGTTCGCGTTCATTTGCGCATTGGACTACCGAGAAGAGGATTCCCAGCCGGTTGCGTGCTATGCGTGCAAAGGCGAATCATGTCCGTGGTGTGGCGGTGCTGGCGTTCTGCCGATTGACGATCCGTACGACGAAACAGTCTGGCGGAAGGCGAATCCCGGTATCGGCAGCGGTGCCGGATTCACTCCGAAGATCGAGCGGATGCGTGAGGCGGCAAATGTCGCTCGACAACGTGCGGATAAACAGCCGGAGTTCTTCCAGAAAAACTTGAACATTCGCGTGGCGGCGAAAGGAAAGGTTATCGCACCAGAAATCTGGGCGAAATCCGCTGGTGAACTCGGCGATTTAACTGGAGTCAAAGGCTACGGCGGAATTGACCTTGGCCGAATGAACGACTTTGCCGCGACGGCGATGGTATTCCCGTTCAACGAAGTCGACGACGACGGTCAATCATTCATCCGCTACGAATCGATGGCGAAAGTCTGGACCGTCGAGGAACGCACGCCCGAGATGAGCAAGCCGTTTATCGAGCAGTGGATTCGCGACGGACACCTGATTGAACATCGCGGGAATGCTGTCGATTTCATGCTGGTCGAAGAATCAATCCTCGAATGGCATCGCCACTACATCATCGGCGATTGGGCGTATGACAAGACGTTTGCCCATCAGTTGGCACAGCGGCTGACGGCGGAAGGCGTCGAAATGTTCGTGTTTGGCCAGTCGCACAAGTTCTACACGGAACCGATCACCGAACTGATAAAGATCCTTGGGCAGACTCGCAAGGTTAATGGTGTTGACGTGCCGCTGTTCAAGCATGACGGCAATCCCTGCGTGGCATGGCAGGCTGGCAATCTGATCATCGACCGCAACAACCGTGGCGAATCGATGCCGGACAAGTCAAACGGCAACAACAAGATCGACGTGATGGTCGCTCTGCTGATGGCGTTCAGCGAATGCCTGTATCACCAGGACGAATCAGTCGACGGCTACTATTTGAAAAACAGCCTCGCACTCGGCGGGGGTCCGATCCACTAGCCAAAAAAAAGGCAAATGTCAACAATGAAGGATGTAATTCATCTCGCAATTTTGGTATCATCCATTGCCAGTATCGGCGTCGGATTATGGCTGATTTCACCGGCTGCAATGTTCATCGGCATCGGTGGAATCATGCTGACGGGTGTTGCTGTCGCGCGGTGTGGATGGATGCTTCAACGGAAACATATCGAACAGTAGAGCATAAGAACCGTTCCCGTCACTGGGGGCCGGATAATCTTGGTGATTTGCTACCACCCTAGACCCGGCCATCCCAGCGACAGGATTGACCAATAAACGACGGAATCAGTGACGGGGCATAGGAAGCCCCAATGTTCGCACAACTCGCGACGAGCATTATGCAAACGCTGATGCCGAGTGCTCCAAGCATGGCGGCGTCTTCAGATCGCGGACCAGACGCGGACTTCTGGTACACATCCGTCATGGGCCTGCCGAATCTCGCGGGGTTTGTTGGCGGTGCGAACGCATGGATGTTCGTGTCCACCAGTTTTGCGGCAACTCGCGTTCTGTCTGGCATCGGCGCGACGATGCCACTGGAGCCGAAACGACTGTCCGAGAAAAAAGGACGGTTGTCGTCTCAGGTTATCCGCAATGACATCCGGTATCGCCTGCTGAATGACCGACCAAACCCGATCATGAGCGCCACGGCGTTTCGGTCGCTGATGATCACATGGCAGGTTAATCGCGGGACAGCATTTGCCGAGATTCAACGCGACTTCGACCAAGTAACGCCCGTCAAACTGTGGCCGATTCATCCATCTAGGTGTTCGCCATTCATCAACGAGGCTGACGGGCAATTGTGGTGGAAAGTCAGCAACAAGGCGGCAGAACCATCCAACATCCCCGACTCGAATATGCTGCGAATTCCGTACATCCTGATGGATGATGACGGCATTCACGGTCTCGGCGTTGGCGATTTGGCGTCGCGATCTATTGGCCTTGGTCAAACCCTTGAAAAGACCGAACAGGACGCATCCAGCACAGCACTTCCGCGAATGGTGATTGAATGCCCGAACGCGATGGCGATGGCGGAACAGGACGCATTGCGGCATCAGTGGGCGCAGTTGTTTTCGGCGGGTTCGGACAACGTTCCTGCCGTGCTCGTTGGTGGCAAAAAGGCAGTTCCGTTGAATTGGTCTGCCACTGACACTGACCATCGAGGACGGCGAGAGTTCAACATCGAGGATCTTGCGCGATGGTACGACGTTCCGCTGACGTTGCTACGGCGAATGGTCAAGGAGTCGGCTGGTAACGTCGAACAACTGAGTTCCGAGTTTCAGAAGTTCTCGCTCAAGTTTCTGGAAATGTGGGAACCGGAATGCAAGGAAAAGTTACTGACGCAGGCCCAGCGTGATGACGGGATGGTATTCGAGAATGATTACAAGTCGCTCCTGAAGGCTGATCACGTCGCCCGTTCCGCGTATTGGACCAACCGATTCTCGACAGCCAGCATCACGCCGAACCAGATTCGTGAGGCTGAAGGAGAAAACCCCAGCGATACAGAAAACGCGGATACGGAATTCATTCAGGGTGCATTCCGTCCGTTGTCAGAACCGTACCATCAGGCGTCGGCAGGAGAAATGGCAAAGGGCAATCCAAAGGATGGGAAAAGACCGCCAACAGCACCACCAAAGGCGGCAAAGGCTATTCGAGCGGCTCGCAACGCTGTTCGCACGATGCTGTCGGAAACAATGTCACGCATGACATCGAAGGAAATGAAGCGTGCCAAGGTGGACGCATCACAGCCACGAACATTTCTGCCCAAGGTGGAAGAGTTCTACGGCGAGCACAAAAAGCACCTCGCCGATGCGCTGGCGGGCGTTTGCACCGCTGGCAACGAACTGAACATGAAACTCAACCCGGATCGCATTGCTGGCGAATGGTGCGACGCATCACTGAAACGTCTGGTGGACGCATCCGGCTGTTCAGTCGGTGAGCTGCCAGATGCCGTAGCGCTGTGTGTGGCAGATTGGAATACGACACGAGTCAGTGAATTTGTGGCGACAATTACCCCTAAGAAAAAGCGAGCAGAACCATGCCTACGCTAAGATCGTTTTTGACTCAACCACTGCTGATGGAAGAAAATTGGATCAAGCAGAACTTGCTTCCGATTGCCGACAACGCGATTAACGATTCCGTCCGTGGAATGTTTTTCAATGCTCCAGATCCTGTTGCCGTCGCGGAAAAGCAGTGTGTGGCGGCAAAATCCGCTGGCCGAACGAACCAAAAAGCCGTCGCAATCCTGCCGGTTCGAGGTGTCATTGATCAGCACGGATCATGGTTCACGGAAATGATGGGCGGCAACTCCATCGACTCGCTGTCGGCAGCGTTTGATATGTGCATGAACGAAGATCGTATCGGCGCGGTATTGTTCGACTGCCACACCCCTGGTGGTAGCCCGTATGGCGTCAAAGAATTTGCCGACAAAGTGTTTGCGGCGCGGTCAGGCAAGTTGATCGTATCTGTCTCGAACTCGATGATGTGTTCGGCTGGATGCTGGCTCGGACTGGCAGCAGACAGGTCGTTTGCATCGCCGATGAGCCTCAATGCGAGTGTTGGAGTCTACTCGATGTTCGTTGACCAGTCGAAGTATCTGGAAGAAGAGGGCGTCAAGGTTACTGTTTGTCGTATCCCAGAATACAAGGCTGAAGGAATTCCATACGAACCGCTGAAACAAGAGGCCGTCGACAACGAAATGAAGGCGATTGGGCGAATCTACGACGAGTTTGTGTCGTCGCTCGCCAAATATCGAGGGTGCTCGGTGTCGGACGTGAAGGACAAGTTTGGCAATGGTCGCTGCATGGACGCAAAGCAGGCTGTCGCGGCTGGTATGGCGGATGGCGTCATGTCGATTGACCAAGTTCTGGCGAAAATGCAGGCTGGTTCGGTTCGGCGTCAGTCAACCGGCGCGGCAGCGATTGTGGACGATGACGGATCAGCGTCACGGCGTTGCAAGGTGGCCGTGGCGGCACTGTCGTTGCATGGAGGGGTTTAATGTCGCGTCCATTGTGTCCGTGCTGCAACAGAACATCGGTCGTTACGAACTCGCACCCGTCTGGAGAATGGCGGGTACGATACTTCGGTTGCATTCGATGCCGAGTATGGTCGTTAGGGTCAGATTTGATACCGCTGGCAGCAAAACGGACCCGCGCCGTTATTAGTATTGTTCGCAGAACAGCCTCTGGACAGTTCGCCAAGAGCGTGTAGTATCTGAACCACTCACAACTGAATCAGCGTCGTGACCGCGCTTGCCATTGTTAAGCGTCCGCGACGTGCGAAATTCTCATGGGTGCCATTGTTGCCCGCGAAGTTTCCACCCGTCCAAACCTATCAACACGGTTTGCGGTGGTCTCGCGTCTGGCACCATCTTTCCAAACCGTCTCGATTCCACTGCACAAGCAAGGAATCGAAGCATGGACCCACGAATTAAGGCTCTCATGGATCGCCGGGCAGAACTGCTCGCCAGCATGAAAGCACTCACCGCCGCAGGATCGCTGACGGAAGATCAGGGAAAAGAATTCGACGCGATGGAAGCCGAATGCGCTGCCATCCCTGCCAAGATCAAGGAAGTCGAAGCACTGATCCAGAAGGATCAACAGCGTGCTGCTGCATTGGCGAAACTGGAGCAGACCCAGATTTCAACCAGCCGCCAAACGTCTCTCGACCTGACGCGAACGAACATCGATGCGAATTCGCAAATCAAGGTCAAGGATGCTTTCCTCGAAGATCCGAAGCGTGGTTTCGCCACTCACACCGAATTCCTGACGGCTGTCATGGATGCGTCCCGATTCGGATACACGGATGACGTGCGTCTGAAGTCACTGATTGCCAACCGCAACATGACGGCAGGAAGTGACGAGCAGTCAACTACGTCCGATCCATACGGCGGGTTCCTGATTCCAACCGGGTACAGTCCGAATGTGCTGTCCGTGATGGCACCAGCAGATCCTCTGGCAAACCTGGTCAATCGCGTCCCGATGAACTCGCCAACACTGCCGTTTAACGCTCGCGTGGATAAGAACCATGCAACCAGCGTCAGCGGCGGATTCGTGGTTTATCGCCGATCTGAAACGCAGACGGTCACTGCAACCCGTCAACAGTACGAACAGGTTACGCTCAATGCTCAGTCTCTGATGGGCTTGGCGTATTCCTCGGAAGAATTGCTGGCACGGTCTCCAGTTTCGTTCATCGCCCTGATCGAATCCGGGATGCGAACGGAATTCCCTGCCAAGTTGATGAAAGAACGCATCAGCGGAACTGGCGTTGGCCAGTTTGAAGGCGTTCTGAACAACCCGGCGTTGATTTCTGTTGCCGCTGAAGCCGGTCAGGCTGCTGCAACAATCACCTTCCAGAACGTCATCAAGATGTCAGCACGATGCTGGGGACTTGGAAACGCTGTCTGGCTCGCGAACTACAACACGCGAACCCAGTTGCGTTCACTTGTCCAGAACATCGGTACTGGCGGCGTTCAAGTCCCATTGTTCACGACCGATGGTGGTGTCGAGCGACTTGACGGTCGTCCGATCTACTTCACAGAGTTCTGTCCAGCACTCGGGACCGTGGGCGATCTTCTGCTGTGCAACTGGTCGGAATACCTCGAAGGAACATTGCAGGGAATGCAATCCGCCGAGTCGATGCACGTCCGATTCGAAAACCACGAACGCACGTTCAAGTTCTGGATGGAAAACGACGGTCGCGGCTGGTGGAGATCTGCATTGACTCCGTTCGCTGGCGATACGCTGTCTCCGTTCGTTGCTCTGGCAACCCGATCCTGATTCGTGATGACGATTTGATTCACTCTTCCACTCTTCGGAGACATTGAAATGGCCAGTGCAGTTGCAACGGAAAAGATCGGCGCAAATCTGTTTGTGCAAAGCTATGACCACGATCCCGGCTCGACGGCGGCAACGCTCGGTAGCCCAGATGGTGGAACCACGATTCGGTACATGGACGCCAAGGACTATTCAGCCATTGGTGTCCAGGTTCGACCAACCATCATCACCACGTCGCTGACTCGCGTTGAGTTGGTTGCCAGTGCCACGACTTCATTCTCGTCCGTGACGGTCGTGAAGGACTCTGGTGCTGTCGTGATGGATTCTCTGAACGACACGTACTTCCTCGAATGCACCGATGCCGAACTCGTTCAGCTTGGTGCAACCCTGCGGTACGTCGGTGTGCGAATCACGGCGACAACCAGCACGGACGAAGCAAACTTCACCTTCATCGGTGTTCCGAAGCGTGCTTACACCGGGCTGACTCCAGCAAACGCGATTACCTGATCGGAACCATGACCGATGGCAAAAGATCGAGCGACCTCTACCTCTCAACCCACTGAGCAGCCTGCGTCACAAGTTGGCGCAGGGTGTTCGGTGGATATCCATAGCCTCGCAGCAGATTTGTTCGCGAGGAACTTCATCCCGCGACACGACCACATTCAACCGTGGAAGGTCGCGTCTGACTGTTACGCAGGAGCAATCGAGTTCTTGCGAGTTTCGAAGCTGATCGCTGATGGCGTTGATCCAAGTGAAATTGGTCCGCGTCCAACAGAAACAACCGAAAGCCCTGCGGCGTCCCAATGAGACGTGGGGCATTTCCAAACTGAAAGACGATAACTATGGCAGGCAAAACGCATTTCCCGTTGGTCGGCGGCAATCAGTGGGTCGACTCCAATTACCACTTCCCGAACACAGTCGGGAATGTGTTTTTCGTGTCCAGTGTGACAGGCACTAACGGCGCTGGATACGGACGCAGCCCAGAAGCACCGCTGGCATCGCTGGCATACTTCTTTTCTGGGGACTTCCCAACAGCCACCAATGGAGACGTTGTGTATCTCCTGCCGGGGCATGCGGAAACAGTGTCTGCGGCAGCGGGTATTGTTTGCGATATCGCTGGCGTGACTATCATCGGCATTGGGAACGGGACGAGCCAACCGAAGATCACGTTTGACACTGCTGCGACTGCTGATATGGATATCGACGCAGCCAACATCACAATCGAAAACGTGCATTTTTCGGCGAACTATGCAGATATCGTCGCGGCCATCGACGTGAATGCCCAGTTCTGCACGATTCGCAATTGTCGATTCAGTGAAACCGCCGCGAACATGAACGCCTTGATTTGGATTCTCGGCGGATCTACCACCACAAGCAGCGGACTTAAGGTTGAAGGGTGCGTCGTCAATGATGCGGACGCAGCCAACACGCACTTCATCAGCCTACCTGGTACCGACGCTGGTGACATCATTCGCAACAACTATCTATACGGTGATTGGGGGACGGCAGCTATTGGAGCAGCCGGAAACGTGGTCAACGTGCAGATTCACGACAACAGAATCTACAACGCCGCGACAGACGTTGACTCCTGTATCAACATTGCGACAGCCGGTACGGGTTATATCAGCGGGAACTACGTCACCAGCGGGGCTGCACAGGCAAACGGAATCACAGCACCTGGTTGCGGTAAGTGCAACAACTACCAAGGCGTGAACGCTGAAGACCTGTCCGCATTGCTTGATCCAGTCCTGACGTAACCAAGGATCTGACCAATGGCCGGTTCAGCGATGACGTTTACATACGATGATGCGCCCAATGGCGGGCGCATCACAAAGGTGATTTGTACGTTTCTGACGGACAGTTCCACTGGTGCGGCCAGCGGGACTACCGCCAGAAACATCAATGGCGAACTGATCAAGATCGTCACAGACCCTGGATCTCCCGCCCCAGATGCAAACTGGGACGTGGTGCTGACGGACGACAACGGATTGAACCCACTGGCTGGAATTCAAAACGCGGCGTCGTTGTTGGCTCGACACACGACCAATACTGAGCAGACCTACTTACAAATGCTGAATGCAGACCTGACGCCAATCGGCATCGCAGCATTCCCGGTTGTGACTGGCTTGCTCACGGTGACTGTGGCAAACGGGGGGAATTCCAAGGCAGGGACGATCACGATCTATGTGAGGGGGTGACATGCTCGCGCAGTACCGCCCGAAATTTAGGTCGATGTGGACGAAGCCTGCGGTGGTGATTCCGCCGTCAGCGGAGCCGTTGTCGATCATCGAAGCCAAATTACAGGCTCGACGGTCAACGACGGTCACGAACGAAGATGCCATCTGGCTGGACTGCATTGCCGCTGCCAGACATCAAGTCGAAGTCGATACGATGCGAGCGTTGTGCTGGCAGAAACTGTCATTAACGCTTGATGAATGGCCACAACGTATCGAACTGTACGGGTGTCCCGTGCGGTCGGATGTGCCGGTCGTCATTAACTATGTTGACTCTGGCGGGACGACGCAAACGCTTGCGACGACGGTTTACAAGGTCAGGTATGATAGGGAACCAGCGACGATTTCCCTCCGTGATGCACAGGTATGGCCGACGCTGCTACAAGAGGCCGGGGTGATCACAGTCACGTTCACGGCTGGTTATCTGGTTCCATTCACGGTTACGGCATCAACGGACTACCTGACGTTCACTGACTATACGCCAACCAACGGTGATTCGTTCCGCCTGTCAAACAGCGGCGGCGAGCTACCAGCAGGGCTGTCGTTGAACACGACGTATTACGTGGTGAACGCCAGTGGTTCGACCTGCAAGCTCTCAACGAGTTCAGGTGGTGCTGCGGTGGACATCACGACAGCAGGAACCGGATTGCAGTTTCTTGGCGTTCTGCCGGGAACTGTCAAGCAGGCAATGTTGAAGCACATCGCCACGAACTTTGCAGACCGTGAAGGTTCGACGGTGGCGGCAGATTGCGAACGATCCTACCTGCAATCGCTACGTGCGGTTCAGTACGTGGGAATGTAAATGCTCAAAAACTCACCATTACACAACGCGGCCGGTAAACGAAATACCTGGATCACAGTCCAGCGTATGACGGATGCGGACGCAAACGCTATCGGCGAAGTATTGCCAGAACCGTCCGTGCTCTGCGAACAATGGGCAGCCGCTAAACCGACATACACGAAGGAATATCAGGTTGCAATGACGACCCAGCCGCTGCTGCATGGCGTGTACGAACTCCCGTACGATGAGGTTACGAAAACGATCACGCCAAAAGACCGCGTGCTGCTCGATGGTCGCGTGCTGAACTTGGCTGGCGTGTTCAACGAGAACGAGAACAACGAAAAGATTCTGCTCTGGGTTGTTGAACCAGTGGCGACGTAAGGCGGTGAATGATGGCTGACGCGGTAATCGACACGCTGGTGGTAACCGGCTCGGCACAGTTCCGAGGCGATGACAACACGCGGTTTGGTGCAGGTTTCAACGGGTTCGCCACGACTGAGCAGCGACAGACGGACAATGTTGTCTATCCGATTCCGTGGACGGCATGGCGAGTCTGGGACGCATACAACACGAACTTGCCGGGAACGTCCGCATCCGACGATCTTGGATTGTACGGCGGCACGTTCGGCACAAATCAGCCGATGCTGAAAACCTACGATGTCAAGGCGGCTGGTGCTCAAACGCTGCGAGCGCGGGCAATGGTCGCGCTGCCAGATCGATACGTCGCTGGTCAAACCGTCACGGTTCGGCTTGCTGCCGGAATGATCACAACCGTCGCTGATACATCCTGCACGGTGCTGATCGAGGCGTATCGCATCGGCAAGGACAACTCGATTGGTTCGCAGATCTGCCCAACTGGTGCGCTGACGATGAACGCTCTCGGTGCGGCCACGAAAAGTTTCACGATCACCGCGTCCACTCTCAATCCAGGTGACGTTCTCGATATTCGGCTGTCAATCGCGGTGAATGACGCGGCGACGGGTACTTCAGTTTATGCGGCAGTAATGGGGGCTGATTTGCTCTGTGACATCCAAGGTTGATTGTCAATGTCCCTGAAATACAAAGCACTGATGAGCGGCGAGAAAGAGCTACTGGCTCTGCTGGGTGAACTTCCCGACAGAATCCAGAATCGCGTCTTTCGACATGCTGGCCGAAAGGTCGGTAATGCCATCGCTCAACGTGCTGCGGCATTGACACCGAAAAATACAGGAAAGCGAAAATCGACGGGGCAGCATCTGAAAGAGTCGTTCATCAACAAGCAGAAAACGTATCGCAACACAGTAACGACGGTGAATATCGTTGGCGTGCAAACGCAGCTTGGACATCCGAGCAGGGTCAATCACCTGGTTGAAGAGGGGACAAACAATCGGTGGACAGGCCACAGAACGCTCTACCGCAGAACTGAAGGCAAATGGATCACGCGAAACCGGAAGGTGAAACTTGCATCAGGTGCAATACGGACGGTGAAAGAGCGAGTCAAAACGTCGCCGAAAGTCTCTAGGGGCAGTAGTCGAGCAGAGTACATCAGGCAGCGGAAAGCCCGTGGACAGTCAATCGGCGGGATGATGTATCGAGGTCGGATGCCAGCGTTTCACCAACTTGCGAAAGCAGTGGCCGAAACAAATGTAGCACAGATTTACGAAACGGAAATTAGACTCGGGTTGGCACGAATTGCGGTACGAAACGCAAAGGCTGACATGATGTCGCATTTGCAAGGTTGATTCAGCAGTCGTTCCAGTCGGGTAACACCGCCGAGTTTGACGTGAATCATTGTTAAGGATGTTCGGGACATGATCGCAGCCAGTGCAGTTGTCTGGAAGCTGAAAAGCGTAAATGCCATCACGGACATTGTGTCCACTCGCATTTACCCCGGCAAAGCACCTGAAGGCGCGCGACTCCCGTACATCTGTATCGACCGTCCACCCGGTCAAGAATCTATTGGCCGAACTGCTCAGGGCCAAGGCAGCATCGAAAAGACACCGATTACGGTCTATTGCTTCGCCGACAAGGACACTGGCGGACTCAACCAAGCTGGTCAAATCGTCGCTCTCGTCCGGTCCAATCTCTGCCCAGCAACAGGCGTCACAGGTTCAGTCCAATGGAACGGAACATGGATCGACCACTGCACCGGCAAAGGTCAATACGCACACATCGAAAACCCACAGGAAGGTGATGAAGTCGGATGGCGAGCAATGGCTATCGACATCGACGTGTTTCACCTGAATTGCCAATAGGAGCATCCATGTTACTCGCACACGCAAAAGCATTGGCCACGTCGGAAGTTGAACGCGGCGGTGTCAAGTTTCAAAAAGATGGACCATTCACGGATGAGCAGGTAGCCGCCGAAGATTGGGAGCCTGTTCGTACTCCGTATGTGCCGCCAACACCGCCGGAAGATTGTGGTTGTGACGGACCTGTGCCTCCAAAGAAGTGAAATCAATTTGTCTCCGTTGCGGAGGGTCGGGATCACGGTTCGCTACCGCCCGACTTCCGCAGTGGAGGTTTTAACCAGTCGATACCGCAACGGGGATCACGAAAGGGATTCCCATGACCGCTCAAGCATTCGCGCCGGGAACGATGTTCGGCATCGCGGCGGCACTGACAACCAACACGACCATGATCGGTCCAATCGTCGGTATCGACACTCCACCGGAAATGAGCCGGGAAGCGATTGATACCACGCATTCAGGAACGACAAACGGATGGATGACGTGCATTGCCGGAAACAAGATCAATCCGGGTGAAATCGCGATCACCTGCCAGTTCAGTACGCAACTGGACTACGGAACGCTGTTTCTCGCGGGTTGCGACACGATCACGATCACATTTCCGAAACGTGCGGTGTCGTGCGGGGCGTCGCTACCTGGAACTGCGGCAACATGGTCATCGGCATGTGTAATGACCAAGGTTTCGCCGAAATGGGAATTTGAAGGACTCGCGGTTGTGACGCTGACATTCAAATTGTCTGGCGTTCCAACATACGTCGCTGCTGCGGTCTGATTTTACTGGCTGGTTGTGCGCGTCACGGAATTACCCGCCGCGCACTGCTGGCATCTCTTGCTGAAGGAATTGCGGGATGGCTTTCTTGACCAAGGATTTGATTGTTGCCGTGAACGATGCGGAATACTCCGTCGAGTCTGTGCCGGAATGGGGCGGCGAAGTTCGATTGAGGTCACTCACTGGAACTGAGCGGACGGAAGTTCGACTAAAGGGCGAAGCGGCTGCATCATGGGATGCGCTCGTTTGCTCATTCGGCATCGTGGATGAAAAGGGCGTCAACCTCTTTACGGCAGCAGAAACAGTCATCCTTGCGAAGAAGCATCCCGCAGTTCTGGAACGTCTCGCGAAAAAGATTCTTGACCTGTCACTGATGACAACGGAGGCGCGAGCGGAACAGGAAAAAAAGCAAGTCTCGATCCTGACTTCGGATGGTGGTACTTCCTCTCCCGAACAGTCAACACCGGCTACGGACTCCGCGTTGACCTCCTGAAAGAGAATACGCCGAGTTGGGTACTGGAAGGATGGAAACTCGCCTATGACCTCGAACCGTGGGGTGATGATTGGTTGCAGACGGCGACGGTTGCCCATGCGACAAGTCAGCCACACATCAAAAAACGAATGAGGCTCGAAGACTTCATGCCGAACATGAAGCGGTCTGTCGGGATCACAGATGCACAGCAGGTTGAGAATCTGTTGGCGGGAATGTGCGGAGCAAAAGCATGAGCAAGAATGTTGGCGATTTATCTGTACTGCTGTCGATGCGATACGACAACAGGGAAGCCGACTTATTCATAAAGGATATTACGCACTCGCAAAAGATGCTGAAGGGAATGACGGAGGCTGGTAACTCGCGGCATCCTGTTATGCACCCGATGACAGCGGCGATGGGGGACGCAAACAAATCTATTATCGCACAGCAGGATGCTGACCAAGAGAAACTGCGATACCAAACATGGTTGAAGGAAAATGCCGCCAGTGCGTCTCAGCAGGAACTTCAGGCCATCGCTGCTGAGAAATCTGCCCGTGCCGAACTGATGGCGCAGGACGCTGCTCGCATCGCAGCGAGAAAAGCATCGGAAGCGGAAAGCACTGCGTATCAGAACTGGCTAAAGCAGAATGCGAGCGGTCAAACGCAGCAGGAACTTCAGGCCATCGCTGCAAAGAAGGCTGCCCGTCGCGCGGCAATGGATGATGAAAAGCGACAATCAGCCGAACGCATGGCGGCGGAAATCGCCGCACAAAAAGCAGTAACAGCCGCACATATCATCGAAACTGTCCGTCGCCAGCAGGCAGACGCATCCACACAACGCATGCTCGTGTTCGACGCTAATCGACCACTCAACATCCCAGACGGTACACGCGGCAAGTTCGGTGGCGGCAATCTCGGCAGCACACGCGCCGACAATAACATGAACAATCGCGGATTCGTCGGGGCTATGGCGATTCAGCAAATGGGGTTCGCGGTCCAAGACTTTTCCAGCCAGATGGCAAACGCAAAGACAACGGCGGATGGTCTCGGTCGCGGGATCATGGCAGTGTCAAACAACGTGCAAATGCTCGG